TTAGCATATATTTGGGTCATTGCTGCCCAAATACTTAGCTTCTTCTTCTTCACCAAACTTTTATGCTTGGATCTAAAGAGTGATGCCATCTCTCGACCATAATTCAATCTTTTCAGATATAAATTATCAGTGTCAAGTGCGTCATCCTTCTTACTTTGAATTAACTTATCAAGTAACAGGACCTTATCCGCATGGGATCTTATCTCGTCAGGAATAACACATATATTAGGTTTCCCTTTTATATCATATTCTTTAAGATACAGTGACATTCTCACCTTCTTAGAGTGAAAATGTTTGCATAGTTGACGGTAATGAGGAATATCCAAACCAGAATTGACTAAAAGATCAATCATGATGTTTACCTCTCCTGTGTTAAGGGAGGAGTAAATACCATTTAAGGAAGGAACTGACCTCAACGATCCGTTAACAACGATCCTACGACAGAATTCGAAAGTATTTTCACCTTCTATCGTCTTAGATTCATTGATAGGTATATATAGAGTTTCACATAGTGACTTGTAAAATGTCACCACAGCTTTATCAGCTATGACGACATCATCACCAACTACAGAGTATAATAAGCCTCTGAATCCTCTCATACTACCATATGCTTTTACATATGATAATGCGACAAGGAAATGATTGGTGATTGCAAGTAACGGAAACGATCCGTACGCTCCCATGGGTTGGCCGGTTTGATAGAATAAACCATCAAAAGGCTCACCCGTGAGTATACACTTTACAGACTCGATCAAACAATTAATCTTTTGATCATCCATGCAGTGTACCTCATTTGGTACAACTTGGAATAATATTGACCTGAATATTTCTAAAGACAGATCAACGGGAATTCTGTCAGTTGCTGATGTTAAATCAACAGATGACATCCAAACTCCTGGTGGTGCTTGAAGTAAACTTCTAACACCTGCCATGTGATCATGGGTGTAATCACACGCCATATTTCGTAGAATTTCTTCTAGTACTTTATGGACTGGTCGAAGTGCTATCTGGGAATATGAGTCAAACGTGGCCACGATACGTGTCTTGCAAGACCTATCCTGTAAAGGAATCAGTCTACGAACGATCCCTCGTTCACAGAGGGACAACTTTTTAGGGTCATCCTTGAAAGAGTTGTAATCGTGATCAAATTTGATATCATAAGCCCAGAATTTACATACCTCAACAATCGCCCTGTGTAGGGCGGGTTTTTGAAGTATGATAGCACTATCTACATCTTGAGAACAAATGGGAAAACCATTTGGACCTCCCGATAAACTAACACGAAGTGGTCTCTCTAGGCCACCAGTACGATCGTTAGAATCAATCGTAATGTCGTTAGCTAGATTACCCAACAATGGAAAACGAGGGTGGATTTGCCCTCCTTTTGCCTTAGTAATGTAATCGTCGAGAAGTTTGTGAGGGAATTGGAATAATTTAGTATGGAGAACCTTTCGGATTTCCACTTTATTTTCATCCCAAAACTTACTCACATCTCCAGGATATGGACTTGTGATACTTGTAACATCTATCTGAGGTGAAC